TCAGCCTTGTCGCAGACTTCGACTGTTGGGGACGAACGGCGGCGGCGGATATCCGATGAGACAATACTGATCGAGAGCAAACAAAACGATGGACTCTAATCCAGCCGCTTGCGCCAGTTGAACTTCCTTTCCCCAAGCCGCCCAGGCACTTTCGATACCAATCAGGTGCGAACTCTGCGTATTGGCGAACCCTTTCGCGTTGGTGACGGCAATTGATTGGCTGCTCAGATCAAGATTGTTACTGGCCGTGTAACTGAAACTCTCGGTCTTGAGGTTTGTCAGGTTTGCAGGCGTCCAGTCCGAACCAGGATAGTTGACGATTTGGTTTAGAGGCGTGTTGTTCGTATCCGTCGGATACAGTACTTCAAAGCGGCAGTTGGGAAACTGGGCGAGTACCGCCGACCGAATTGCTGCTGTGTAGGCGCCGATCACATTTGGGAGGAACGCCATTTCGTTCGGAAAAGCGCCGGGGTCTACTGTGTTAGATGCAATAAGCGCCATCGACTTGCCGTATTTGGCCTGGAATTGCTGCTGTGTATACGAATCATAAAAAGGCATTCCGACGGCATTTGGGTAGTACCACCATTGCACCTCGCCAAACTGTAAGAACGGCTGCAGACCCGCGGACGCCTGTAGTGAGGCCATTCCGATATAGTTCTGACTCCAGTATTCGGTGGTAATCGGTGAGAAGTTGGTTTGGACGGAGGGCGTATTCAGCACAACTGGCGTTCCGTCGGGATACTGCTGCACGAGTCCCGTAGCGGGATCCGGATCGCCGTTTAACAGTTCGGTGCTGAAAGAAGTGACGACATCCAGGCCGTAGGCTTTAAGAGCTTCGAAGTAGGCTACGTGCCAATCCCGTGCGGCCCGGTTAATGCTCGGGCTGGCAGATAGATCTGTCCGCCAGTAATCGGCCGCGGCAATCAACGTGGCACTCAGATTGTCAGACACATTCAAGGTGTACGGATTTCCATCGACGCCGCCCGTGAGCGTTGTGCCTCCTTGCAACGAGTAGCCCACGCTGCTTTGATCCAAAGCGACTTGTATACCATCCCCGTCCCGGCCCATCGCACGTGCGGTCAACAGAAGTTGGTTCCCTGATGCGCTCGCCCATACGGCATTGATGCCCGTGTTTATCAAAGCTGCGAAAGCCTGCGCAACCGTTTCTGGCGTATCATCCAGCAAAACCAAATGAGAGATGGAGGTGGGAGGCGGTGTAGGATTAGCTGATGTGGGCGCCGGCGTAATATTTAGGACCACAGTAGGACTTCCACTGTATGACTCAGGTACGAAGCTCACTACCAACGATGCGTAAACGGTACCAGGGCGTGCGATCTCATAGAACCAGAGGGCACCTGCGTAGTGGTTCACACGTCCCATGAAACCTAGCTTTTGGATCAACCAGGCGGTACGCTCAGGAGGTAGAGATTGCGAATGGTATGTGTCCCAATCCGTAGCTAGCGACAGCGTGCTGGGCGCAAAGTCCGGCAGCTCAGAACCTGGATAAACAATTTCTAGGAAATCGACACATAAGATGTTGCCTGGCGGGCCTTGGTGCTGAATGGTAATGGTGTGTGGTCCTGGGGCAAGAGTCCCAAGCAGCCGACGCACAAGGACATCCTCTCCGATTAAGCGACAGGTCGAAACAGTGCTGACCGGCTGCTCATCGATGCTAACAGAGACATCTGCTCCGTTACCAAACAGTCTTGTCCCGAGATATAGGACGTGTGTGTTTGCTTCCTGATACGAGAAACTGCAGTGGTCGCCCGTAGCTTGCGTCCACCGAATGGATCCCCCCGAGTAATTTCCGGTATCCGTGTTCCAGTTGCCCACGTAACTGACTTCAGAGCCGTCATCTTCGATCCTGCGGCTTCCGGGCCCCGCAATATAGTAGAGACCGTTGTTTCCCGTTACTGTCCAGTTTGATATTTGAACCTGAAACTCGCGTTGTTGAAACGATCCAGGTTGTAGATCGGCCGCCCAGGTCCATCTAAGCTTCCTTACATTGTTGGTGGGAATGCCCGAGGCTTTTAGTTGAGCGAAATCAATGGTGATCTGATATAGGCTCGGAAACACTCCACCGGAGAACGACACCGCGGGTTCCTGCCAAACGGTCGCACCCCCTTGCGCGAAGCCATAGACGGTCACGCGGTTACCGTTCGCCCCCGCATGCCAATAATTTGCAGACCCGGCGGTCCAGGTTATGGTAACGGCCGGGCCATCGCTAGTCGCGATAAAATCCGGGCTGGCTGGAATGCTCGCCTTCCCGTTGATGCCGGTTGCTAATCCCGCCGCAATCGTTTCAAGCGTGTCTTGCTCAGCAACGGTGTAGTAGTAGTGTTGCTCGAGCATGGCCACGCCGACGCGATTCCCTGGCCCTGGAGATGCATTCAGGGTCATAGTGGCCGAGGACGGAACGTATTGACCGCCGATCGGAGTAGCCAACGAGGCTATCGGGATAGTGTATACCTGCTCGGCGCCGCCCTCCGGCGTAGCCCAGATACGGAGATTGTTCCAGTCCACAACCGGTACAAGATTCGACTCGATCGGGATACAACCCTGACGTTCCTCCTCGTAGGTCAGCTTCAGTCCGCTCAGGTCACCATCAGGAAGGTATCGCAGGGCCGGATGGTCGATGGTGTTGTCGCGATTCCATTCAACAACGGCCCAGTCGAATTGCTGACGCCATTTGCCTGAAACTGTAAATCCGCTCGGACTGGAGCGACTTATTGCGGCGATCGCCGACGGCATTTGGAAGTAGCATTGCAAATCGCGGTTCGGGGTTAACTTAAACAGTTGTTCTGGCATGTTACAGGCGTATCGTTACAGTGAGATCTTTGCCCGGGACTATCGACGCAGGAGTGTTCTCTGTTCTGATCAGCGTTACGCCTAGGGTTAGAATGGCCCCTTCTATCAAAGGGAGTAGCGTCGTTCCGTTCACAACGGCGGAAGCAGAGTTCGATGAAGGAATAGTGAGAGCACAATATACGGAGTTGTTTTGCAGAATGGTGATGCCGATGTCGTACCCCGCTGCAGGCAGATTCACTGTTGCGAAGACATCACGGACGGCGTGAGTGGCCTCGATGCTGAGAGGAGGAGCAGCGTTTTGCTGCGTGGCCAAAGGACCCGATACTTGCAACACGAACTGGCCACCGGACAAGCTGCGCAATCCACCGTCTGCCAGAGTTGTATAACAGTACGCTTTGGGGACTCCGGCTCCCAACGCGTTGGTGACGAAGAATTCCGCCGCGGCGATTCTCACGTCTGGCAAACTTACGGTATGGAAGTAGTTGATGGACGCTCGGTTTTCAAAGAAGTTGGCCGCGAAAGCCATGGTCGACGTGGCTGTCAAAAGATGCAGAATCGGCGTGCTACTTACGTGCGGTGACACGACAGAACCGAGTGCGCCGCGCACGACCTGATATGTATTGTTAGTCTCGTTGACCGATGAAATGCTCAGCAACTCCTGATCGATCTGTACGATCAGGCCGACTGGAGAAGTCGGAACCGCATTTAGATATACCGTTGTGGCTTGTGCATCCAGGGGCTGCGCAAGTGAATAAGTAGCCGAGTCACTCAACTCGTTCCACGAGTATAGGTTGAGGGTTCCGGTCGAGATAGATGAGATATTAGCGGGATTATCGAATCCGATTTGAGATAGCAGTACCTGCCCAGCGCCCGGCACATCGATTTCAAAAATCGGCGCTGACGGAACAGCTAGGTCTGCTTGCCCCTGCCCAAGCGCCCAACGAGTGATGGGGCACAGGTCCATTGCCGCTTCCACATTACTCACATTGGCACTGCGCCCGGATATCTGTATGACGTTGCCCGAGCGGTATGGGATCTCAAATTGAGCGGGCGTAGTGTCAGTGATGGCAGCGAAACGCCACGACGGTTCGCAAATTGCAATGATGCTGGTGGCATCCGGCAGTACAGACCAGGCAGAACTTATGGTCAAAGTCGATTGGTCATTTGTGGAGATTAATCTCTCCTGCCCGCTGCCGGTGCCCTCCATCACTCGAACAACCATCCCGCCGTAGGCCAGAGGTGTCGCCCCAAGATCAACGCAGGTGACGGTCGTCGCCGTTGACGCGGTAACCGGAATTGGACCCGCATTTTCATAACGGTAGTAAAAATTCGCGTGCGCGAAGCTCGCATCGGGCGGGCCGATCGCAGCGGCGGGGAGTCCTGCGTCCAGGAAGCCATTCGAGACGGGCACATTTTCAGCAATCCGATACAGCATCTGAGGGGTGCTTCCGCGATAAACATTGAACGCCGCGGTTCCCGAAGCGAAACTCAAGCCCGCGATCCCGATGCTATTTGAATCAGAACCGGAGGGAGTCTTGGCAGGAACAGTAAACGAGAGACTTCCTTCTGTTCCATCCCCATTTACGGCCGTGACCGCGTAATAGAACGTGGTGTTGCCGGGTAGCCCTCCCGTAGTTTGATACTGCGGAGCCAGGCTCAACAGCGGAAGCGCATGAAACCCCGGAGTGGGCCGGGTCGGCTGGCTGAAGTTTACTGTGAGCGTGTCTGTCGCGGTGCCGTCGTCTTGTGCTTCAATGTCCTCCTGAATCGCGAAGTCAAAAAATTCGAAAGCACCGGAAGGACTCAGATGAGGAACGAGGCCGATGAGCGGTCGAGGTGTCTGCACCTGCGCAGCCGGTTGCCGGCCAGCTCCGCCGAGGACCGCGGGGTTATCGCTATACCAATCATCGTCATGGATCTGCGCCGTGATGGCAACCGTTTGATAATTCAGCGCTGGCGACAGCTTCAACACGCGAAATGGAACGCGAACCAATCCTTCCTTCGCGTAAGTCAGCGTGATCAGATCACCCGGCCGGATTTTCAGACCACGGAAGCTTGTCTGGAACTCCACATATGCATTCCCGTTGGTCAGTTTGTCCAGTTGGCGCAGCAACACGCGATTTGCCTGACTGAAATTTGCAATGCCGAGCGCAGTAGACTGGCTGCTAATCTCATACCCAATCAGTCCGGAGTCCGCGGCATCCACCACCGAGAGACTGTCCTGCTGATATTCATTCGATTCATCTTGGAATTCAACACTCAGGCGATTTGACGTTTCACTGATACTGCGCGCTGTCAGTCTGACGGTGGATGCTCCGCGACTATCCCGCATAATTCCAGAGAATGGCCCGGACGCATCACTGAATTCATAAACTGGCCAGCCGCCGTTCAGAGGTTCGACAGCGTTGCTGCCGTCGGGGAGCACCGGATGCTGAGCAGCCAACGTTGTCTCGGGCAACAATTCTAACTGACCGGTAGCGCCATAGCGCAGCATCAGGCTTGATGCCACGCGAATCCCTCGCACGATGGTAGCTGCACTTTGTCGCTTTGCAATGATCAGATTACATTCATAGCGGGGTACCTGAATGGGATTGCCATTCAGATCCGTCGTCGCGATCAACTCGCTGCAAAAACTCGCCGCTGCCGCAAACGTCGAAAGGTTGATTTCATCTAACGACCAGCCAGACCTTCGGAGCAGATCGAGGATGACCCAGGCAGGGTTGTTCGTGTAGTCGTTACTGAGCAGCGTACCGTCAGGTGAAAAAACATCGAGTCGCTGTCCCTCGACCAGAACTTCCACGGTCGGTAACGATTTGCCGCTACTGATCCGGTTAGGAACGACAACGGACAACACTGACATGCTCCCATAGGGATCTCCCAGGGGATTACCATTCGAGTCGGTGAAGTCGAGATTGAAATTACCGTTCCTGTCGCCTGCTGTGACCACGCTGTACCAGCCCGTCGTAGTCATGTCCTGGTTCTGCACCGTGGTGGGAATCTCTATGTCGTTCACGACCAACTTCAAGATGCCTTGAATTGGGCCAAGCCCTACCAGGACCTCCATGTGAGTCAAGTTGCCGTCGTTACGCCCAAAAATGACGGGGGCCCTTAACCAACCAGTCCCGTAGACCAGTGGAACGGCGTCGTTGTATTTCGCAGCGTCGTCCAACACGGGTGACAAGTGCGTCGTCCTAGCACCTGTTGTTCGAACCATGATCGCGGACGGAACAAACTCGAACCCGCCAAAGCGTTGCGTAACATTCCCATTCGCGTCGCTCGCAAACATGCCACGAGCTTGGCAGTTGGTCCGGCTCTTGTCACAAGTCGTATAAGGTTGATTAGCCAGCAAATTCCCAAATCCGCCTGTGATGTCCGCCGAATAGCCGCAGCGGTACAAAGGCGAGTAGCGGCCCTTGTCACCGCCGTTCAGCGCCTCCTGTCGTTGCGCTAGGCTAGCAGGGAAGGCCCACGGGCAGGAACGCTGAACTCGCACTTCTGGCGTGGGAACGCGCTGAAGGCTCAATTTATTGACGAAGCTCAACGTGAGATTCTCTTCTGTGATCTCGTCTGGGTCTCCTGCGATGCCTTGGAACAGGACCATGCTTTCCGTAGAAACATTCAACGTAGTCAAATTCGCAAATGCGAAGAAAACCGTCAGTTGCGAGCCTTTAAAGCCGACCGTCCCGTTCCACTCGGATAGGAGCGAATCGGCGTTTGCCAGCTGAACGGAGAGACGGCTTATACCGTCCATTGCATCGTCAGCAGAAAGCTGCAGATCAAAGAGATCGTGCTTCAGCACGCGGGCGGCATACGCGTTGCCCTGAAATGAAATTGCGTGGGTACACCAGTACTGCACATCCCCGGACGGCATTGTACATTGAAAAAACAGCAGCGGAGTGTCCGTTTCGGGCAACTGTTTGACTAAGTTGATAGTGGCCATCGGTTTACCTAAATATTGGTCTGAATTGCTACAGACGCTGAGAAGAGGCCAGGTGCCTCTGAGATGATTGGGAGATAATTTGAAGCCCAATGGCTCAATGGATACACGCCACCGCCGCTGAACGTGGGCCGATACAACGAGGGCTGAATCTGAGCCTCTAATTGGAATCCAAACAATGTGAGTTGCTGACCGGGCGCGAGTTCAACGCCCGCCGTGAACTGCGTTCCTGTATCCGCCAGCTGGCCGCTCGATGTAGTTCGGGTCCAATTGGGTCCGATTTGTACGGGTTGATTGGTTTGCTGAGTAAGGCCGTGCCTAAACAGGTTGATCACACCAGCTTCGGCGGCGTTTGCATACACCGAAACACAGTACCTGTAGCTTGCCGGCACCGCCAACGTTTGCGAAATAGTTTGCGCGGCGCCGGACGTGTTCGTAACAACGAAAGCGTTTGAGCCGCCGGTTGGATCCGTAGCGTTCAACCTGATTTGAATCCCGGGGTCTTTCGCCCAGTTAGGCGCGGTCAGATCCACACTGGTCGAGAACATATTGTCTGTAGGATCTATAAATGTGAACGCGTGATAGGGTCCGCAACATGCATCAAAAAAGGATTGCAGGTTCTGAACGTCTGTATTCGACAGTTCCGTGAACCTCAGATCCCAAAGCAGTTTGCTAGCCGACGGGTCAGACAGCGCAATCGTGCTGCCGTCGATCGATCGATTCTGAATTGTGCGGTATACCCGGGCCTTGTTGACGGGATATTGCACCATTGCTCCAGTACTGAGCTGTGGAAAATATAAGCTACCCATTCGTCTCCATTACCCAACAAGAAGTAGACGTGTTATTCACGTCACTATAGGTGCTGATCAAGTCTGGTGTTGCAAATCGGCAATTGACAACATCGGTTCCGCTAAATGGATCCGCGAAGATAAATGTGGAATATTCACCCTGTTGATTCGAGAAGAAGTTTTCGATCGCCAGTATCTCAGCGTCGTTCAACTGGTTCAGGTTCACACGCCACAATCGCAAGGACTTGGGTTGTAGCAGGAATCGCTGGTCGCTGCTATCCAGAAATTCCAAGACCTGAACGGCATGGGAGGACTGCAACACCGCGGGATACTGCGTGACCGCGTTAGATGCAAGTTTGGGAAAAGTATTCATCTATATCTCCGCGATCACGTCGGCTAGCGTGCTGGACGTGAGTAAAGCGTTCTTGACCGACTGAGCGATTGCCGAGCTGTCAACTACAGTGGGCAGACTCGCTCTTGCCGTTGTCGAACCTGTTGCAGTACTGTAAATACCGGTCGTGCCTATATGGCTCGCGCTCGACGACGTTAGACTGGCACTTATTGGAGACCACCGTTGCTGTCCGACGGACTCGGTCTGCTTTATGGAACTCGGAAGCGAAAAAAGAGTGAGCGGTTGCGCGGGCGGCGCTGACGACCCACCGAATAACCCGGCGATCCCCGATAGCAAACCTCCTAACCCCAGGAGTCCGCTCAGGCCATTCCCAGCCAACCCTGATCCACTAGGGCCAACTGTGCTGCTCAGTAAAGATCCCCATGTGTCACCGCCTGGAGATGTTTGTTCCATGGTATTGCTCGATGGCCTTCCGAAGCTAACGCTATGTAATTTCTCAGAAGAACCTAACGATAAAGCTTTGAGACCTGCAGTTGCCGCACTACGTGAATCCGAGCTCGACTTGGGACCTGATAGCGGCACAACTGTCAATGCTCGCAAGTACTGGGGCGTCGTAAGCTGCCCGGCGGATTTGCGTGAAATTAAGTTCGTGATCAGGGCTGACAGCCCGGCCTTATTCTTACTCATGTTGTTGTTCCCTTCGCCATGCCTGCTCGAGGACAAGCAGCGCTTCTGCTGATTTCGCCCACATAGCGAACACGTCTGGCAGGCCAAGCTTTTTCCAAGCGGTAAACTCCTCGATCCACGCAAGGCTCTGTCCTGAAATCAGGGACTTTGGGCATTCGGTGGTAGTGATTCCAGCCCTCGTCCAGACGACCCGCGATCTATTGAGTGTTTCTTCGGCCCAGCCGCAATTTCTTATCTGCACCAATCCGCTTGACCGGCATGTATCGCATTTCCACGCGGCTGGTGCGGATCGTTGGAAATGGAATGCGACTAGGAGTTTTTTGTTTCTTCGTCCGTTAATTGCATGTCGGCCAAGATAGAGGAAGCGATCTCCTCGGCCAATTCCTCAGGACCTTTCTCAATCAACGATTCCGGCGTTGCCGGCAATCCGTCGATGGCGAAGCCCTGAATCTCAATCAACCCCCACTCCAGGTACAGTCGTTTGGCAAGCAGGTCAGCAAGACCGGCTTCAAGTTGGTCAACCGAACCGCCGCCCCGAAGAAATTCATTGCGCCGGGTCAGGTCGTATACACGCTTTGTTAATTCGATGCGTTGCCCGAGCGACATTCGCCGAATGCAGAAGCGGACACCCTCGTAGATTTCGCTGCTTTGCCATGAAACACTAACGTGATTAGCTTCAGGCAAACGCAATGTACAGCTCGTCATCGCCCACTCCTTGTGCCAAGTTATTTTTGAACTGCCATTGAAGGCGAACGCTTTTGTCGTCGTACGCTGGAACTTCGGGCATCACAGCCGGCAGGTATATGCCCATCAGCTGGCCCTGCTGCTGGCCAAGCTGTAACATCGCGGTAATGGACGTGCGGTTCTTCGCCGCCGCGTAAAGCGCAGAAGTCTGTGCATCATCTTGCACCAGCAGCGTGAATGCCGAGCTCACCTGCCGGGGACCTGGTGTCAGCCCGAGAGGATACGAACTCCCGAACTCCATACTTCGCAACTCGACATTGTTCTTCAGCGCAATAGCTGCCTCGGTAAGTGTGAAAAACTGGCTCGCATCCGTGCCTAACCACGCTTGCCCGAGGTTACCCGGAACTATCGAATAATCGAATGTGCTGAGGACCGGCTCTGCGGGAAAAGCCTGTAAGCCCGCGGTGCCCGCCTGGAAGCTGGCCGAGTCAATCACGTTACATGCTGGACCGCTAAACTGCATCTCGTGGAAGTCCCCGTTAACAATCAGCTCAAAAACGTCAACCGCAGCCCCAGTTATTACCCGGCTTACCGCCGTTATCGGATCCCAGTAGTCATATAGCGTCACGCTGGGAAGCGCCGTTGCCAGCGAATAAGTGATCGTAGACGCAAGCGTAGCGTTTGCAGCTGGAACGGTTGTAAATGGTGCGTTCAGCGACACGGATGCAGCACTGGGAACGGCGGTGACAAATCGAATTTCGTTGTTGTAGGACACCGCCGAGCCGATGGTCAGGCCGTGCGCCGCCGTGGTCTGCAGGTTAGCACCGTTCTGAGCCGATGCGACCTGGAGCCCCGCGCTGACCTGCGGGCTGCCTCCCAGGCAACTTTGCACCAGTGGTCCATAGCCCGGCTGCCCAGTCCCATTCCAGGATGTGAGATAAGTCTGCGTCTCGAAAGAAGTCTTGCGGCGCGCTGTTGGAGCCGTACCAAGAAAAGTCCGTGAACCTGTCTTATCGCGCCGTTGACCGCGCTCCAGCACTTGCTGCGTATGAAGGCGCACGGCTGGATAACGATTCGCTGCACCGACGGCTGCCGCTTGTCCATAATTGGTCTCCGCGGCTGCGTAGAATCTATTTCGGTTAGTAGAAATGTATGTCGGCATAAAATATCAACTTTGACTGACATTCAGCACGCAAGTGAGTTTTGCGGACTGAGAAAATCCGACGCCTCCCGGTTTCGGTGGCGTAAATTGGACGTCGTAAGCACCCGAGAAATAGAACCCATCGCCCAAATTGCCAGCACCTTGGCGATAGATCTCGGTTACGGCTTCGACATAGAAATGGATCCACCGATCGGTGTCACTCACCAAATTCCCGCTTGCCCATATTTCTGTGATCACGGAAATCGTTCCGGATAGCGTTTTGAACTTCTCTGCAAGAGTGTTCTTCAGAACGCTGCTATAAAGGCAAACGCGTGGGTACGTCAGCTGCACGTTTTTGTCGCCTATGTCCGGTGCTGCAGAGCTTAGGATTACCTGTTGCGACGTTAGCGGGGGAACCATGATGCCAGTGATCCCCGCCAGATTTTCGATCTGGTGTTGCAATGAATTGTTTGTTGTTAATAAAGCCGCGAGTTTCTGGCTCGCAAGTATAGTGATAGGAATCGTCATTTTAGCCCCGCTGGATGCGCCTGGTGAGCGCTATATAGAAGTCGGACGGTTGCCCACCGGAAGGCAGTGTGCCAGACGTGGGTCCCTTCATGGGCAATTCCCAAGGGGTGTTCAACGCTAGTGGCGTTGTATTTTGCAGTTGGAAGTTCCCGTTTGTTGTGCTCGCGTAGATATTCCATCCGATCGCGGCCAGGGGCATCTGGCTACTCGACGCGACCGGTGTGACGGACAAAGTAGAAAAATCAGGAAGCAGCTGTCCGTTGACAGGGCTTGGGGCACTTTCATTGCCGTTAGCGTCCACCCAAACTGTCTGCACAAAAACAGATATAGACAACGTGCTTCCAGGCCCAAGCGTTAATGTCGGCATTGCCGGTCTTGCGAGCGGGTTGTAAACGATACCAACTCCAAACATGAACACCATATCCGCCGCGTCCTGTGCCTGCTGCTGGTACTCTTGCCATTTGCCTTGAAACCGTGTGTTCAATTGAACGTTGTAGGCTTCCGCGAAGAATCTCGCGAGCGAGTCGAAGCAGATCCATCGATACAGGCTTGGCGTCACGACCACCGTCGACAGACCCAACGCCCGCCTTTGCAGAAATTGAGGATCCGACGCACCTGAGTTCAGCAACCATAACAGGAGGCGGTCGCCAATCGCGCTCATGGCGAGCGTAATCTTTGTCTGCACGTCGATGCCGTGCGTCGTGGAAACTTCCAGCAGAGAACTTTCGAACTGCAGAAGGTCGTCCAGCGTGACGGCGTCTGAATCAGTGAACAGGCCCATGGTCTTGCCTACTGGCCCGTCTTGCCCGGAACCGGCACGGTCGATACAGCGTCCTGATCCGCGATGATTGCGACCTGTAGGCGTTTTGCGAGCTCCGCTTTTGCCGCCATCTTCCGCGCAATTGCCTGCTGCTCACGATAGGCCTGTTTCTCAGCTTCAGTTGCAAGGGCGGCTCGACCTTCGAAGATGAGTTTCGCAGCAGTTATCTGCGATACTTCCGTGATCACACCCGCCTTGCCTCCATCCGTCGTTTCAAGACTGACGACCACAGGGTACTTTTCTTCCAGCCTTGCCTCGATTTCTCTAATCTTTTGGTAATACTGCTTAAGATCCATAGCTATTTGCTCCAAGAATAAAGATGGAGCCGCTGTGGAGCGGCTCCGAGTTGTGGGACAACCGATCTAAGGACTAGGTATTCACCTGTACCGCGAAATTATTGCGCAGAACACCGCATCCGTACAGCACGTCAACGGTGAACTGTTGCGCCAGTGTATTCGGTTGATAGCTCATGATGACGCGGAGGCCGAAATTACCCATCTCGGCATACTCAGCCACCGCCCCGGTGCCCGGGAGAGGTTGCGGCAAACGACGTACGACCAAACCCATCGCATCTCGAGTGAAAGCGATGCTATGGTTGTTCGGAGTAGCCCCGCCGGTCACCGGCACCAGCTGTGATCTAAAGATGAAGAAATCTTTGATCTTTCCGACATTTCCCTCGACGAGTGCTTTCAGACCGGCTTCACCAGCCGAGTAGTACTCGCTGAACCTGGGAATCTGCCGAATCTGCGAATATGTGCTGGAATCCACAACCATGTACTTCGGCATCCCCGAGGGCACCATTGCGGAAAACAGAGCAGTTTCCGCAGCATCGATAGTAGCTTCGGTGATCGCTGTTCCCGCCGTCCCCACCGGAGTGTTCGCCGTAAACTGGCTGTACAGATTCAACAAATCATGCTCCACGCGTTGCGCGATCGCAATGACGGCCGGCTGCATGTAAGCTTTTAGCAACTCGGGAAAAGCCAGCGCCTTGGTGACGTCTGGAATCTGAAACGTCGCTTCTGCATGAGTGTTCAACACAATCTGCGCGTTGCCCAAACTTGGGTTCTGAGTAGTAACCGTCCCACCTTCCGCGATGTTATTCGCCACCAGCACCGGTGGAATCGGAATGTTCACCGTGTCGCCGGCATGCGCCAGCACAGGCTCGTAGTCCCGATTCACAAGGTTGCCCATGACCATATTGGCCATCAAAGCCGGCAAGGCATCGGCAGCCACCAGCTTCACGATTGCATTTGCCAGATTGGCAGATGTAATTATTGACATAATTCTCCTAAAAAAATACGCAGCGGCTTTTGCCGCGGCGCGTTAGTCGTGCGTAACTGCGATTGCGCGAAAGGTGCTGTCTACGCTCCACGCAAAACCTGGCTAGCCAGGCGGGAAATCTCTTCTCGCACTCGATCGAGTTCCTCTTTCTTCATCCCCGGCTTGATCGCGTCGAGATGATAGGGCGCTGCCGTCACGGGTGCATTTTTGTTACTGGTACTGGCCGCCCCGCTCCCACCCGCAATTCGTGCCGGAAGAAGTTCGGGATTTTCGTTCACAAAGGTTGTCAGATATTCCTGCAACGTTTTTCCTTCGACGCCGCGCGGGTGCAGCCTCCCGTCGTCTGCTCGGACAACCTCATCTTTTATGGCCTTATAGGCCAGATCGAGTTTGGCAACCCCAAGCCGCTGTAACTCATTCCGAATCTGTGCACTTCGGTCAGCTTCTTCAGCCACCGCTTTCGCTTTCCGGTTCTCCTCAACCAGTTGGTTGAGGCGAGTCTCCAGATTTTCGCGGCGCTTCCGTTCCTCCACAAGTTCAGCTTTGTAAGCAGGCTCTACCTTCCGTTGTTGCGCGCGAACAAACTCATCAATTGCTTGTCGGACTAGATCGCGGATCTGCTCGCCGCCGAGCGCGCTTTGTTCATCCCGTGAATTCTGACTCTTACTTTCGTTCTGTTCAGTCAT